CAGGTGTTGAACTTTCAGTTGAAAGTACTCTACTATACCAAAATCCACCTACAGCACCACCTGTTGTTCCAAAAATATATGTTGTTGTTTTCTTTAAAAATCCAGTACTTGAAGTATCTTTATCATCAAATATTCTACTAGTATCTACAGGTATTAAACATACTCTAGGATCAAGTGGAATTTGTTTTGGTATAGTAAAACATTCATTAGTATCAAAATTATGATCTATAAAAAATACTGGTGGGGTTTTACTTTTAGAAGTATCATAATATAATAAAAATGATTCTATAATACGAAGTAAAGTACCTAATTTAACATAATATTGAGGTGATGGAGATACTGCTTCTTTATCACTGTCAGTTGAAAAATCAAAATTTACTTTTTTCCCTTCATCCCAAGATAAAATACCATTAGGTGATTTTACAGTTTGGTTGTCTTCTGAGTTTTTATAATTAGCTTTCAAACCAGTTATAGAAGCAACACTATCTGTATCTAAAGCAGGTAGATATGGTTCTAATTTAATTCCATGAAGATAACCATTATTTTCTTCAATTTTTTGTCGAATGAATCCTAAAATTTTATGTAATGAAGATTTACTATATATAGTGGCTGAAGGAGTGTCTCCTACTATAGGTGCTGCTGTTTCATTTGGAGATATATTAGTATTAATTTTTAATGACTCAATAACATCTCCAGTCGAAATAGCATTTATAGTCACGTTATAACTTCCGTTTTCTTGAAGCTCCCAATTAAAGTTTTTTATTACACCAAAGAAGGCATCATAATTACCAAAAGAATTTTTTCTTTCTGATTCAATTTTATTAAGTAAATCTTCTTGGGTTGAAATTTTCTTATCTAAAAAATCATTAGATAAATTAGGAATATCAAATTCTGTAGCTAGAGAGCCATCTTTTTTAAAATATAAAGTATGACCCCATTCTAATAATAAAGAGTATCTTAATTTTAAAAATAAAGCACTTATTATTTTGAATTGTAGTAAATTATGACATACTATATTAATAGTAGCTTCTCTTAATGAACCACGATTTAATGATTTTATATTAGCCGATATAATACCAGGTGGAGGTGTTAGTCCATAAGGAGTATCAGTAGTAAAACCATATGATGCTCCTAGTCTATCATATCCTATATTAGTAGTAAACTTTCCTTTAAAATTAGCTGAAAATAAAACATAGTCTTTAGCTAAACTTGAACCTATAAAATCATTAGGAACATTTAATCCCATTGCTCTTAATTTATTTAACCCAGCATTATTATTAACTATATCTACTCCTGATGTTAATCTTAAAAATGAAGTTTTATTAGTTATATATTTTATTATATTATTATCTTTATCTCTTAGAGCTAATTTTTCTTGTCGAATATTAACTTGGTCTTTTACCCAAGGTTCAAAACTTTCTCCTATAATGGCCATAATTAAGAGTTTAATTGATTGTAACTAGCTAACACTGTTGTTGGATTTGAAGGTATTCTAAGTTGAGAACCTACAGGTATATATAATGAATTTTGAGATAATGTTTCATTAGCTATAGAAATAATCCACCATAAAGATGGATCACTATAATATTGTTGTGCTAATAAATCAAATCTATCTCCTATAGTTGTTATAACATAAATATCATTAACAGATAAAGGAATTCGTGGGTATTTGTTATCTCTATAATAACGAGTACCTGTTGAATTTTTTATTATTGGTATGTTTTGATATCTATTCATTATATATTTTTAATAAAATTTTCTCCAATTTGAGGTGTAAATGTATGAATTGGAGTGAATGATAAATCTACTTCTATCATACGAGGTAATTGGCCTACAAATCCTGTATCTTCTGGTTTAAAAGGTAGACCTGTTTCATCTCTATTAATATCCCATCCTGCTTCAAAACTAGGTTTTAAATTTATGCTTTGTATAATACCTGGGACATCTAATAAATAGTCCCCAACTGTCATGTTTATAAAATTACCTCTCATTAATCCAGCACCTGAATAACTTGGAGCTGTTGTTCCTAATAAATAATTTAATTTTTGATATATAGGTATCATTTCAGCTCTTGAATGAGCGTATATTATGAATGATAATGAAATATCTCTAGAGAAGCCAGTGTATTTGTAGAAGTTTTCAGCTCTACCTACATATTTGTAAGACTGCCAATCTGCTTTAAAACCATCACCTAAATTATTTAAATATGCTCTAAAAAATAAAAAACTATTACCTGTATTATCAGTAGTATCATTATTTATTACTTCAAAATAAAATTTAACTAGATCACTATTTTTATAATCCTCAACATTATCACTACCTGTTGTTAACACTGGTAGGATATTAATTTGATCAGAACTTAAAGTTTTGTCTAGATTGTAAGTTGTATTACCTGTTTTATAAGTTTCTTCTCTATTAAAATTACCTTGTATTCCTATACCTTTATTACTTATTCTAGGATTATATGTGTTATTTAAAGCATTTAATGTTGTACTACCTCCATTTTTAGCAGGAGGTGTTTGTTCTATGACTTCAGCTATACCTAAAGTATTAGGAATAGTAACTTCAATATTTCCACCAGCAAAAAAAGGAAGTTCAAGACTATCTATAACAGTTGTTGTAGGTATATTACCTTTATTTATAATACTTAAAGCATCTTTAGTAACAGTCTCATTATTAGTTCTTTCTCTTTCTCCTGAACCTGCAAATCTAATATTTGTATTTCCAATACCTAAAATACTATTAGGGCCACCACCATATGAAATAATATTAACTGGGTTAGAACTAATACCATATGTACTACTTAATAAAGAATTTTCAGGAAGATTATCACTAGATATTATTTGCTTCAATTTATATAAACCATATAATCTATTGATATCTATTTCATTATCATTTAAGGTAGTTTTGTAATATCCTTCTTCCCCACCATTAAAATAGCCTCTAGCAAATGGATTTAAACCTTGTTTATTTAAATGGTATCCTGTAGATACAACACCCGCCTGAGCGATAGTACCTAGTGGGTTATAAATTCTATTAAAACCACCAGGTATTTTAACATTTTGTCTTTCTAGAAGTTGTTGTTTGGCAGTGAATAAAATACCACTAGCAGATTTAGTGTCAGCAAACCATTTAGTTAATCTGCTAACATCATTTAAAGAACTAACAGGATTAAGATATCCATTACGCAACAGAAAATCTGGCGAAGAGGGAGCAAATCCATCAGGTATAGGAGTAGTGATATAAGGCTGGTTACTTGAACCTCCACCTCGTTGGTCATTACCATACTTGAGAGACTTAAGATCTGTCTTTAAGTCAATTAAAGGCATTATTATCTAGGTAAATTATTAATATATCCATCAGGAGTTTTACCATCTAAATCAAATTGTGATCCTGTTAATGATTTTGGATTTAATACAGATACTTGAGTATTAAATCCTTCAGGAGTAGCACCATCTAAATTAGTAAATATAGATCCTTGTTTTTGTAGTTTACTTAAGATTCCCATTATATTATGTTTTAAGATTTATTATAAATATTACTGAATTCGAACTGTTCCTAAATTTAATCCTGTTCCTACTTTAGTAGAATCCATATATACATCTGTGTTTTTAGCTAGTATTTGGCTTAATATATTTTTAATTTCAGCTAATTCTGAGGATGAACCACCTCCTCCTCCACCTAAATTAGTTCCTGCTATTATTGAGTCTTTTTTATTTAATTGAATAGAACCTTCAGGACCAGATACCATTAATCCTCCCTTTGGATTAATTATACCGTCATTTACCGGTTTAGGTTTCATACTCTCTGTTATATCCTCATATCCATCTTTAGCTAAATATATTCCACCAAGAACTGCTGCTATACCTATACCTAAAGTTATACCTGAAGCCCAAGTAATAGCACCAGCTGCTAATATCGCCTGTAGACCAGCAGCAATACCTAATTGTCCTATCATTTTTGCTAAACTTATCCCAGTTATTATTTTAGAAATACCTCCAAATGCCTTTTTAATATTATCTACACTAGAAGCCATATTTGCTAAACCATCAACAAATTTTGAAGCAGGTCCTTCTACTATAGAAGAAAGCATTGATTTTAATTTGTCAATAGCTGCATTAAATGTAGTTTGAGCATCTAATTCTTTTAAAGCTGCTTCAGCAGAATCAGCATTTCCTATTGATCTCATCAACTGGTTAGCTTCTTCTATTTTACCTTGATCTTTTAATTTTTGAACTTGTTCTTCAATTTGTTGTTTAGCTTGACTACCCAATTTTGCTAAATTTTCTTGATATACTAATGAATTAGCTAACTCATCAGCACTCATACCTACTGCTTCAGCTAATGATTGCTGAGCAATAACATTTAATTTAGAAAATTCAGCAGCGCTACCTGTTTGTTTAGCTATCTCAGCTACAGCACCTGCTGAGTCACCTTGTAGTGCTAATAAACGAGCGTTTTCTAAATTAAGATTCTTACCAGTTAATAATTCTGCTTCTAATTCACTAGTGATAGAACTTTCAAAATCTAATAATTTATTAGCTATATTTTTAGCTTGTTCTAAACTAATACCTAATTTTTGAGTTTGTACAACAGCTTTAGCTATTAACTCAGGATTATTTTGATACTGTAATCTTAATTGTCCTGATACTTTTGCTACTTCTGCTAATACTTTTCTATTATCTAATTGAACACCTGTTTGTCTAGCTAAAGCAGCTGTTTGTCTAACTGTAGATTTTAAAATATCGTTAGCTGATTTTCCATTTGCTAAAGCTAATTGTTGTAAACCTGCTGCTGATTCTTCTTCAAGACCAACTTGTTTGGTTAACATTATTTGATCTTTTAGTTGAGCATCTGTAAATCCTCTAGTAGCACCAAAAGATTTAGCTAATTGTCCTTGTGCTTCAACTAGATTATTAGTTGTTTCTAAAAGATTATCACTTGAATTTTGTATTTCAACAAATCTATCTCGAGTTAAAGCTGCTACATCTTTAGTAACACCCATAGATTTGCCCATTTCTGTTATTTGTTTATCAGCAGCTAATCCTAACTCTAAAAACATTTTAAAACCTTTAAGTAATAATCCACCTACTACTAAAGGATCTGTTAAATTTTCTTTTAAACTTTTACCTAAAGATTTAAAGACAGCTCCCATCACTTTAAAACGATTTGAACCTTCTTCTTTAGCTTTTTCTTGGGCAGCTGCTAATGCTTCTTCAGCATTTATTAAATTTCCTAATACTGGTATTTTAGATATACCTTTAACTAAAGCTCCACTAACTCCTAATCTTTTTTCAATTTCTTTTTCTTGTTCAAGTCTTTTTTTGACTTGAGTATTCATTTCATCTAAGATACCATCTGATTCTCGTAAAAATCTATTATTAGTTTGTAATGTTAAACCTAATTCTCTTCTTTGTTTAATCTCACTAGCTGTTATAATCCCAGCTCTAAGTTTTCTATCTAAAGCAGCCTTTTCAGTTTTAGCCATTTCATTAGCTAATCTTAAATTTTGAACTTCAGATTCTAATTTAGATTGAATTGATTTTAATTCTTTAGAATTTAACTCTTGTATACCTTTTTGATCATCTCTTAATTTACGAGCTAAATCACCTAATTTAGAATAACTTCTAGTTGAATCTTTAACAGCTGAGTTAGAGTTTTTTATTTCATTAACTATATTTTTAAAGACTCCAAATAATTCTTGAGCTCCATCTGTTAAAGCATCAAATTTATCTTTAACTCCTTTTAATCCAAGTTCTAACTGTCCTATAGCAGATGTAGCATCAGTAATATTTTTAGTATCAAAATTTTTAAAAGGATTTTTTCCTCCAATTTTTTGATACATTTTATCTATATCTGATAGTAATGATTTTATTCTGTCTAATTCTTGTTGATTTGGAGCAGCCATGTGTTTATTTATATATAATAAATATTAAAGGACTAAGGAATTAATATTTAGGTGCTCGTTTACCAGATTGCCCTTTAAAATGTCCTGGTAATTCAATTTTACCATCTTTTACTTTTTGAGTTTGAGAACCTAAATCTTCATTGTTTTGTTGGTTTTGTTTGTCATAATATTCTCTTAATTTAGCAAAAGTAAACTTTCTAAGCCAAATAGGCATATTGTAGACAGTTCCCCAATCATAGCCACCTTGGCCATGAAAAACAATTTCATGAATTTGAGTAAATAAATTAGCTCTATATTGAGGAGCTATCTCAGATGTCAGGCCAAAAAAAGCTAAGTCCAACAGGAATTGAAACTTTTGAGTTACTCCCATCGGGAAAAAAGGTCAGATCAACGTCTGGCTGCACCTCCTTTATATACTCACGTAATGCACGAGAGTCTCTAGCTAACAATTGGTTATCAACAAATTGACGAATGTCTTTTGTTTCTCTATTACCACCAACAGAGGTGATCATATATTTTAAACGAGTAGATAATTCTGGTGAAGCATTCTTATTTATTTTCTTTAAACCTTCTAACTCAGCATTAATTTTCTTTTCATCAGCACCTGTTAGTAATTTAAAAATAATTTCTACACCTGTAGAAGGAAGAGTAAAACTAAATTCATTTACACCTTTTTTAAATAAAGATTCATCAATAGGTTTATTTTCTATTGTAGTTAAATCAATATTATATTCTTCTCCACCCCATTCAAACTTGTATTCTTTACCATAACCTAAAATACGAGCTGCTACTAATAGGGCGTTTTTATCGCCTACTATTAAATCTTCATACTTTACATCGCTCACTATAAGTGATTTGATTAACTCATCTAAAACTGTACCTTTACTGATATAGTTTTGGTTAGTTAGAATATCTTCTTCTTTAGCAGTCATATATTTCATTTCTACTTTTCCTGAAGATAAAGGATTTGTTGATGAATAGATTAAACCTTTTGAAGGTAGATCAACAATTTCTGTTGGTGTTGTAAACTTATTTTCCATTTATAATAACTTTTTGTTTATAAATATATGAAGAAAAAAGAAGTCCGCAAATAAGCGGACTCTTTTAAAATATTTGTTTTTATTAGAAATTTAAGACGCAATAATCCATACCAACTGTCATTGTGATGTTAACTGCTGTATTTTCTATATCCCAGCTATAATCACCAAAATTGGCTTCTTTGATAAATGCTCCTTTAATAATCCATTCACCTACAATATCACCTACAGGACCTAAAACATCGATTACTAAATCCTTTTTGTAAAAATCAGAATATCCATCTCTACCTGTTACTGATTCGTGGTGTAAACGTACCCATTCCATCACCGATTGTGCACCTGAAGGTGTAATCGGATCAAATAATGTCATTTGAATATCACCCCAAGTAGTTTTACCTTTTACTTTACGATAAACGTTAATGTGGTTTAATACTACTTCACCTTGAGATACTGTAACTGCGTTTACTCCTTTAATTAAGTAACTAGGAATACCATCTATATAAAGGATGAATCGGTTAGCCTGTTTTGGTTCAAAGGCTGTGAAAAATATTTCGTTTGCGTCTAATATTGCCATGTCTTTCTATTTGTTTATAAATATTATATTTTCAAACCTTATACTGGGAAAGTAGCTCCAGTTGGTGTGATGTTGAAATCTAAGTAAATAAATTCAGCTGTCTTAGTTGGTTGTAAGTAAATTTGACCTATTAACTGATTTCTATCTATTACATCAGGAGTGTTATTAGTATCATCCATTACTACTTTGAAAGCATATAAACCTTGTCTTTGTTGTACTGATTCTAAGTATGGATTTACTTGGCTTAAGAATTGATTTCTTGTTGCAATTGTGTTTTGTTCAAACACTAAGTTATTTGCTACTTGAGAAATATAAGACTTAAGTACAATTAATAATCTTCTAACATTTACTCTATCTAATGCACTTGCTCTAGATTGTAATGTCTTTTGACCATATACTACAGTTCCAGTACCAGGGAATGTTGCAATTGGATTTACTTTTCCTTGATATAAAGTATCTCTATTAGTTTGAGATAATTTTTGTTCTGCTCTAATTACAGTTGATAAACCACCTCTGTTTATACCTGCTGGTGCAAACCATGGTTCAGCAACACTATCATTATAAGCATAAACACCTGCTATCATTGTTGAAGCTGGTACCCAAACATTCTTACCTGTTGCTGGGTCTTGAATTTGACACCAAGGCCAGTAAGCAGCGGTATATGAAGTATCTCTTGTAGCAGCTTGACCAATTGCTGTAGTAACTGAACTACCATATGGTACTAAGTCTAATACAAAGATATTATCTCCTCTATTTTGAGTATTTGCTATAATAGAAGAAACTTGAGAAGTATAATCTGTGTTATATAAACCAGGAGTAAATAAAGCATTAAATCTATAATCATCTTGATTTGATAATAGATTAATCATATTTGTATAATTACCTCCTACTAAACCTTGAGTATTTGAGCTATTAATTGTTTCATAAAAATTAGCTCCTCCTTTTACATCACCTGTAGCAGATCCAAATGTACCACTTGCTGCTATTGGAATAGAAGAAGTATATTGTGGTTTAGCTACACCATTATTATCAAAATAACTTGGTGTTAATAAGTTTACTGATTTTACTCTAACATATTTTGAAGCATTTGGATATGAACCTGATACCTCAATTTGAATAGTAGTTGGATTGTAATTGTACTTATAATCACCTATTACTTTACTAACAAAATTAGATGATAAAGGATCTAATGATAAGTTAGTCCAAGTTTCTAATACTACTGGAGAGTTTGTATTATCATCACCTCTTCTAATTAATAAATTAAAAGTACCTGATGCTGTATTTGGGTTAACAATCTGCCAACGAATATTATTTGATGAGCCACTAGCTAAAGCTCCACTAGAATCTTCTGTGCTAGTACTATTCATAATAATACCTTCTGAAATTGTTTCAAGAACAAATGCGGGTTGAGATGAAGCTTCTGGACTTCCGCTTATAGCTGAACTTGTAGCTTCAGAATATGCTCCTGATACTACTCTAGATACTAATAGTGTTTCACCACCATTTAAGAAATAATTATAAGCAGCTATTGAAGTAAAATAAGAATATGTGTTACTACCACTTGTAAGAACATCTCCAAAGGTATTAACATATTCAGAATAAGAAGTAACTACAGTAGGTAATTCAACTGGTCCTTTTACTGTTGGACCTATGATAGCTGCACCTACAGTTACAGGTTGTTGACTAACAAAAGATGAATCGTTCTCTCTTGCTAATACACCAGGTGATATTAAAGTTTCTGCCATGTTTTAAATTGATTTTTGTTTGTTTATAAATATCTTAAAGATACTCAAAATCAATTACTCATGAATTCTCCTTTCTCTAAATCAATAGAACCATCTCCATACTTTTGTTGTAATTGAGAACCAATTTGTTCTTCTTGTTTTAATAAATTAGACAATTCATTTATTAATGATTGTTTTTGAGCTTCGTATTGCATTTCCAAAAACCCAAATTTTTCAGTTAATTGAATTCTTTTAGATTGAATTTCTTTTAAACTGGTAATTTCCTCTTGTGTTAAAACTTTTGTTTCCATTTTTTATTATAAATATTATTAAGCTATCTGTTGTATAATTAATTGTGTATTAAGATCACCTCTAATAAATTCCCCAGATAACGCAGATGTATTATTAGTAGTTCTTATCTTAATAGAAACATTTGATACAGGAGCATATATAAATTCTAAAGTACCATCACTAATATTATTAGTTGCATTTGTTGATTGTACTATTTCAACAGTAGGACCAATTTGAGAATTTGAACTGTCATAACATGAAAACTGAAGTAAATAAGCAGCAGCGGCTGACCATGCTAATCTAGCAGTAATTCTATATACTTTACCACCAGTTAAAGATGCTAATCCTGTTCCTGTATCATATGAGATTCCTTTATCAGCTACTCTATTATTAAATATAATATCTCGATTT